GCAAGATCGACATCCTTCAGTCCTTCTCCCTGGTCACGATCTACGCCGACCTCAGCCCCGAGCAGCTGAGCGTCATGGGCCGGGCCACCTTCGCCGGCCGTGAGCTGCGGATCCGCCCCGACGAGGGGCCGGGTCACGGCTGGTCCGGCCCCAACGGTGGGGAGCGCCGTCCCAAGCGGCGCGACTGGGACGATCGCAAGGATCGCGGCGAGCGCAGGGACCGTTCCGAGCGCGGCTTCCGTCCGCGCCGTGATGACGGCGACCGTGGCTGGAAGGACCGTTACGGGCGTGGCGGCAGGGGCGGGTTGGGGCGCTGTGGGCGCGGTCATGGCATCCTCCAGAGAGACACGTGAGGGCGACTGCCGTGTCGTCCTATCGGCTGACGATATCCCAGCCGAGGCGTGGGCGCTAGGGTACGGCGGGTCGTGTCGCGACCGGGCCGCGGCTTGCCGGGGTGAGGGTGGCGAGCCGGGTGAGCAGGGTGGGAACATCCACGCCCAGCACCTCCGCTGCCTCCGCGGGGCAGCACGCCCACCGCATGGCTTCCCGCAGCGCGTCGAGGGGGATCAACCGCTCGGCGGCCTCGGCGTCGACTATCCGCTCCTCGCGTGCGGCGTGGTGGGCGGGGACGGGGCCGCGTTCAGCGTGGATGATCTCGTGCGTCAGGGTGCAGCGCTCCTCTGCCCGGCTCAGCCCGACATTGATCACGATCAATCTGTGCGCGTGGTCGCAGTAGCCGCGGGTAGTGATGGCGGCCCAGGTGACCGCCCAACCCGGCGGCACCCCCTCCCATGGGTCGTACATGCCGCCAGCATGACAGCCGGGACCGACAGGATCAGCAGGGCTCCCAGTCGTCGACGCCGTCGCCAACCCATGGGCGGTCGTCGGCAGCGATATCAACAGGCATCGCAGCCTCGAGGAGCCGCTGATGCTTGATCTCCTGCATCGACAGAGGCCGCTTGCGCGGCTGCTCGGGCTGCTCCGGCGCAGAAGCCGGCGCCGTGCGGGGTAGGCGGTCCTCGACGCGTCGCGCGAACTCGCCAAACGTCATCCCGAGAGCCTCGGCGAGCTGGATAGCCGTGATGACAGGGATGTTGCGGTCCCCGCGCTCGTACCGGAGGTATGTCGGCCGAGGGATGCCTGCGCGGCTGGCCAGTTCGTTCTGGCTCAGCCGTGCGGCGGCGCGCTCGGCCCGGATTGTGGCCGCCACCGCCGCGGCCCGGGCGTCTGCTTCCTGCTCCATACGGATCATTCTACGTCACCGCGGGTTGGCGCGGTATCCGAACTGCGTCATCCTTTCGGCTTGCGCCTGTTCCATTTGGATAGTAAGCTGATGCGCATGGATACAGCAACCATCCAACTGGAAAGCCTCACGGAGGCCATCCGGGATGCGATTGCGCGATCCGGCAAGAGCCAGCGGGACGTCGCCGAGCAGGCGGGCATCCCCTTGGCGACGTTGAGCCGCCGCCTCACCCGCTCGGGCCGCGGCCTGAGGGTCGAGGAAGTGATGGCCCTGTGCGACGTACTCGATTTGCCGTTCGCGGATTTCGTATCCCAGGCGACCGCCGCGGTCGCCTAACAGAAAACGCCCCTGCGCGGGAACGCAGGGGCCAAAACCGGACAGAGCAGAAAGGAAAACTGTCCATGACCAACATTACCCCATTCATGCATCCCGCCTTCGGGCAACTCCGCACCCACGAAGAGGACGGGCGGATCCTGTTCTGCGGCCGAGACGCAGCAGCCGCCCTCGGGTACGAGAATCCCGCCAAGGCCATCCGCGACCACTGCCGCCAAGATGGGGGTCCGAAACGTTACCCCATCATCGACCGCCTGGGCCGCCAGCAGGAAGCGACCTTCCTCACCGAGGGGGACCTGTATCGGCTCATCGCCCACTCGAAACTTCCGGCTGCCGTGGAGTTCGAGGCTTGGGTGTTCGACGAGGTCCTGCCGACGATTCGTCAGCGTGGCGGCTACCTCACCCCGGAGGCCGCCGAGGAGGCCCTGACCGACCCGGACTTCATCATCCGACTCGCCACAGACCTGAAGCGCGAACGCGCCGCCCGCGCCAACCTGGAAGCCCAGGCCGTCGCCGACCGCCCCAAGGTGCTGTTCGCGGACGCCGTGTCCACGTCCAGCAGTGAAATCCTGGTTGGGGACCTCGCGAAGATCCTCCGCGGCAACGGCATCCCCGTCGGCGCGAACCGCCTGTTCGCTTGGCTGCGCAACAACGGGTTCCTGATCCGTCGTGACGGGTCCGACTGGAACATGCCCACCCAGAAGTCAATGGAGCTGGAGCTGTTCCGCGTGAAAGAGACCGCGGTTGTCCACTCTGACGGTCACACGTCCTTGTCGAAGACGCCGAAGGTGACGGGCAAGGGGCAGCAGTACTTCATCGATGGGTTCCTGTCGGGCCGCTTCAGCATCGAGGACGGTGCGGCATGAATCCCGAGGACATTGCCGCGATGCACGAGGATCTTGAGCGCCTGAACCGCCCCACGCTGGCCCTGCTGGGCGGCGCCGACACGATCGACTACACCCCAGACGACTCCGACTACACCCCAGACGACTCCGACGACACCCTCAGCCGCGACGACACGATCGCGACCGTCGTCATCGATGGTCAGCGATACGAAATCGACTGGCCCCGGGATGTCGAGGACGAGTCCCAGCGCAGCCCATGGCTCGCCGCCATCTACACCCCCGACGGGGAGCTCGTCGACTACGTCGAGTCAGGAGAGCCGGACGGGTTCCGGCACGAGACCGACGTCATCACCGCCGCGATGGAGTGGCTCGCCCCTGACAGTGAGGAGGAGCTGTGAGTCGCCCGGCCCCGTCGCTGGCCGAGCTGCGCGACATGCTGCTCTCCCAGGTCGCTGCCGCGGCCCGGGAGCGTCGACGGACACCGTGGTGGCGGCCATTCCGCCGCTGGGGTCTCCTCGGGTTCCAGGTGCAGGCTCACTGGTGGCTGGCGCAGCTCCGCGAGTGGGGCTCGTCCGCGGAGTCGCACTACGACCCCGATTGCTGGCGCTGTCAGGGCACGGGCATGCAGACCCTTGATCCTGACGAGGAGTCGGGCTGTAGCTGCGGGAGCGCGGCATGAGTACCGCTGATGCTCTGCGGAAGCTGCGTGCCGCCCGGCCCGCCAAGGCCCCTGCCGGCCCGGTGGAGCCGGTCACGGTCGAGCAGGCCGCCGAGTTCTTGCAGGTGCATCGCTCCACGATCTACCGCCGTTTCGCCAGCGGCCTGCTGACCCGCTGGCGCCTTGGAGGCCGCGTGTATTGCGACCTCCACGAAATCCGCAATTCATTCACATCTACCCCTAACCCCCGAGGCCCGAGGAGGGGCCGCCAATCATGAAACTTATCAATCTCACCGACCACGTCGTCTCTGTTACTGCCACCGACGGCAAAACATACTCCTTCCCGCCCCGCCCAAAGGCCCAGGGCGGAAGCGCCCGGCTCGACGAAATCAAAACACCCGCCGGCAAGGCCCTGGTCGACTTCGCCGCGCAGTTCGACGTCGCCAACGTGAGCTATGGAGAGGTCACCGGCCTGCCGGAGCCGGATCCGACCGGGGGAACGGGCTACATCGTGTCTCGACTGCTGGCCGAGGCCTGCCCAGAGCGGGGGGACCTGTATTTCCCCCTGGAGCTCGTCCGCGATACCGCCGGGCAGCCGGCATACGCGCGTCGTCTGGGGAGGGCAGGGCGATGACCGTGGTCCCCGAGTTCCTCGACCACCCGTCTGGGGTGGAGGTTGTGTTCCCGGCTCGGCGGGGCCCCGGGGTGCCGCAGGACGCCGCCGGTGTGGCCTACTGGACGGCCCTGCTGCTGGCGGCCGGCTGTGACACCGCCGGGTGCAGCGTCGAGCAGGTGCTGCGGCCGCTCAGCCGCGAGCTGACCCGCATGCGGCCGGATCTGTTCCCGCCCGTGCCGCGCCGCGACCCGTCAGCGGTCCCGGCCGTGGTGCGCCGGACTCCGTGGTGGCGCCGCCGCATCTGTGGCGAGGCGGTGCTGTCGTGGCTGGGTGTGGCGGGGGCCGGCGGCCCGGTTGGCGGGATCGGGGGGGGGGGGCGCGCGGG